CAAAGAACAACCAGGACGTCGTCGTCAATGAAGGCGGCACCACCACGTTCACGCCGACGACGGATATGGCAGAAGGATCGGTGACCGTGGCCGTGGCCCTGCGCCGGATAACCACCGCCTTCACCTATGACGCAACAGCCTACGGGACCGCCCCGCGGTATGACTATGCAACCGTTAACGCAACCCTGACCGACGACGGCGCGGGCAACCTTCGGCGCTCCTGGAACGGGGCAATCCTGGGCACCGTGAACTATGCGACCGGCGAAATTAACTTCAGCGCGAGAGTCGGGTACGGCTACCGGCGAATGCATAAAACCGACGAGGGATACTGGAAAAGCAGTTCAGAAAGCGGGACAGAATCCTATGTGGCAGGCGCGCCCGCCACCATCCGCTGGACAACCCCGGCCGACAACGGCGAAGTGCAGACCACCACGCGCCCGATCCCGCCGATGACCATCGACCTGACGCCAACCAGCGAGCGCCGCATCATAGCCAACAGCGTGATCTTTGACTTTGCCGGCCAACGCTTTCACGACCGCGACGGCTCCATCATCAAAGACTGGTCGCCCACCACCAACGCGGGCACCGCCGTGGGCAGCATCGACTACACCACCGGCCTGGTTACCCTGCAGGAATACCCCGCCTATTCCTGGGGCACCGTAGCCGTGACCCTGATCGCCTGCGTCACCACGCTGAACGAAGCCCCGGCAAGTCAAACCATCTTCAGAACAGCCGGGGCACCGCTGCGCGAGGGCAGCCTGATCGTGAACGCCACCGACATCGAAGGCAACCAACTGATCCTGAACGCCGACACCTCTGGCAACCTGACCGGCGCCAACATTGAAAGCGGATTTGTGGACACCCAGACCGGGCTGGTCAATATCCAGTGGAGCAGCCAGGCCGGGGGCAGCGTCGACATCCAACCCGCCACCGTGCGATACAGCGCCGTCAGCTACAGTTTCCTGCCACTGGACGCCGACCTGGTTGGCCTGGATGCAACGCGCCTGCCAAGCGACGGCCGAGTGCCGCAGTTCAACCTGGGCGATGTTGTGGTGGTCAGCAACACCCAGCAGGAGGAAGTCCTGACCGCCACCCCGGGCCAGGTGATCGACTTTGCTCGAGTAAACCAGGCCGAGGTCTGGGTAGACGGCGCCAACGGCAACCGCCTGGCCGCCGACCAATACACCCTGGACACCGACGCTGGCACCCTGACGTTCGCCAACCCGCTGGCCCTGGTGGATAGCGAAGCCAACGCCGTGACCGAACCGCTGCAGGTATTCAACCGCGTCGAGGATATGGGCCTGGCCACCGACGTGCAGATCGGCGGGCAAATCAGCCTGAACATTCCGCTGTCCCAGGACTACACCGCCGGCGACACCATCGCCAGCGCAGCCCTACTTTACGGCGACTTGCGCGCACGAGCACATAGCGCCTTTCATCAACAATCGTGGAGCGGAACCTGGACAGACAGCCGCACGGGCAACGATACCACCGCAAAGTACAACCTGGTCAGCAACCCTATAGAGATCACCAACCAGGGGGCGATCAAAGAACGCTGGGTGATTCGATTCACCAGCAGCTCCAGCTTTGAAGTGATCGGCGAAACCGTGGGCGTAGTCGCCACCGGCAACATCAGCATCGACCTGGCGCCCACCAACCTGGCCACCGGCGCGCCCTATTTCACCATTCGGAAAGAGGGCTGGGGCAGCGGCTGGGTAAGCGGCAATACCCTGCGTTTCAATACGGACGGCGGACAGGCACCGTTCTGGGTAGCGCGCACAATTGTGGCGGGCCGAGCAACGGAAGAAGAAGATCAATTTGCAACACAGAACCGAGGGGATGCTGACTGATGGAACACAAATTCTGGCGAATACTGGTTCACGCTAACGGTGGTAATACAACTTTTAAAGGGGCCATCGCTGAAGTTGCTTTTTTAAGTGGCGGTGATGTTGTGTCAACAGGCGGCACACCTTTTGCCAGTGAGACATACTCTGCTGCTTACGCCGTTACAAAACTCTTTGATTTTGATCCGTCTACTTATTGGGTTTCATCTACTGGTGGGGATTTCCCTTACTCAGTAGGTTACGAGTTTGCTGCACCAACTTTTGTCGACGCGCTAAGAATACAGGCTGCGGATAGCGGAGAGGACAGAGCGCCAACAGAATTCGAAGTGCAGTATTCAGACAACGGCACAGCTTGGACAACAACGGACGTCGGTCTGGCTACTTCTGTAAATTGGGCGAGCGGCGAAATAAGAGAGTTTCTGGCAACCGATAAAGTCATACTGCCGACAAATCTAGAGGCGTCACGGTTTCAATCCGGGGTAATTTTAAAAGCGGATAAAACTTTTGAAGGGACATTTACCATACCCGAAAATACAGCAGAGTTTAGTTATTCCCTGCCCCCGAGCGCAGAGGGGCTAATTCAATTTTATGCTTTTGATAGCGATGAAAAAGAATCCGTTTACAAGACAGAGCTGCTTGATCCCGAGATGATCGACTCGCTTATCTTTGAATCCATATACCAACTCAGCACCAACGCCACACAAACCGCCAAAGTCTCCGGCATCGTCCAAATCGACGGCACCCCGGCCCAGCGCACCGTGCGCGCCTTCGGATATGACCCGACCACGCATGACCTGGACGCCGCCACCGTCAACCTGAGCAAGAGCCTGGGCCACTCCACCAGCGACGCAACGACCGGCGACTACACCATCGACCTGCTGGGCGGATACGGGCAAGAGATCTTTGTTGTGGCCTTTGACGACTACGGCGAACCATTTACACCCGAAGCAACCCTGGCCGCGAGCGATCGCATCCACCCCACCACCCCCAACGGCCACGTATGGGAGTGTGTCGGAGCGGGAACCCTGCCAGTCGACGAGCCGGCCTGGGTAGTGGACACCGAAACCAGTCAGCTCTACGGCACGGCCAGCATGATCGCCAGGCCGTTTTATAGGCCGATGGTTCACGGGCCGATAACGCCGGAAGTGGTGGTGGCAGAGGCGCCCGAATCACTGCCTACCTTGATCGGCGAGTCATCCAATGGCGGCTTCTACGCCGGCGATATACAGGATGGCGGCAAGTGGTACAAGCTGATTGCGGCGGATATCGAGGCCGATGTTTATGGGCTGGTATGGATGGACCCTCGTGGCGACTGGCCATCCGCGGCCAGCGCCACTGACGGCCCCGGCAACACCCTGTCTATGGCTGGCGATACCCGCTTTGCAGCTGGAAACCACTGCCTGGATTATCGCGGCGGCGGTTTTGACGACTGGTACATGCCGGCCCGCGATGAGCTGGCAGCGATATACCAAAATCTGGGGCTCGATAAGTCACCGCCTGCAGACTTTCAGAGCGGGGCCGCACAAGCCTTCGCCTCTGCCGTTGACTCGTTCTATTGGTGCTCGACGCAGTACTCGTCGGACGACGCGTGGTATCGCAGATTCAGCGACGGCTTCGAGAGCTTCACCAGCAAGCGCCGCACGACCCGGCGCGTGCGCCCCGTCCGCAGATTAGAATTTACCCCTTGATATGACCTACGCCCCCGCCACAAACCCGCTGGCGGTCGTCCTTGACCTTGGGGCACCGTACAGCGTCCCCAGCAACCCGCTGGCGCTGGACTTCGATCTGGCCGAAGCGGGCGGCGGCTTCGTCTACCGCAAGCCCCCGCTGGCCGTCGGCTACCGATACCAGAGCGCCCAGGCATCAAGGCAGGCAGCAGCAAGCCGCCGTCAGCACTTCGACCAGGGCATACCAGAAGACAGCAGCGGGCGCGCGCACAGGACGGACCAAGCGCGCGCTGTTTGGCTGGCATCCAGAGCCATGCTGTGGGACCGGGTACCGCCAAAAGACCAACGTGAAAACCCCTTCAGCGGCAACGAGGCCCGCCCGCTCTCATTGAGCGCAGAGCAGGCCCGCTGGGAGCAGTTCAAGCCAAAGGACGACCGACAGGGCGAAGGCGATCAAGCCTGGGATGTGCAGCAGCCGAAAGACCGCCGGGCGATCCAGCCATCGAATGACCCGAAAGACCACAACCGGAGCAGCGAATATCGGGCATCCGACAGCGTCCTGAACTGGCAGCCACCGCCGCCGCTGGAAGTAGAGGTGGAACCGGACGGCACCCTGAACCTGCAGTTTTCACCCTACACCCCGCCTGGCAACCAGGTTGTGGGTTTTGAGCTGGTACCGGCGGCCCTGCTGATCGAGATAGAGCCGCCGACCAGAAGCGTGGACGCACAGCCGAACGAACCAGGCTGGTCGCTGAAACAGGCCCTGGACGGCCGCACCATTCACCCCTGGGACAGAAAGCCCCGGCTGGGCACCGAGGTGGAATTCCCCAGCGCCGCAGAGCCCAACCTGCCCGAGCTGACGCCACCGCCCGAGCCCGACATTAAAAGGACGTACCGAATCATGAACGCCAGCAGCCTGATCGAAGTCACCACCGGCACACCGCTGGAGTTCAAAGACCTGAACATCGGGCTGGACGCCGACAGCTTCGCATGGACGATGAGCGCCACCATTCTGAACAGGGCGAGCATGGACCAGATCCGCCCCACCGCCGAAGGCCCTGCAGAAGTCACGGCAACCATCAACGGCCACCAGTGGCGCTTCGTGATCGAGAGCTACAGCCTGGACCGGCGCTTTGCCAAAGAAACCTACACCGTGAAGGGCGCCTCGCGGACACAGCTTCTGGCGGCCCCGTATGCCCCCAAGCGAACCGGGCGGATCACCAGCCAAACGAACAGCACCCAGGCCATGAACGATCAGCTGCAGTTCACCGGATTCACCATTGCCCGGCAACAAGGGCTGAGCGATT